AATCCTTGATATATCCAGGAGGAAGTATCAACTTCTCTTCTCTGTTTGGCTTCAACACAACACGCAAAGAAGTGTCCATGGGGTTGTTACTTTCATGAACTTCAATACGTTTGATCTCTTCAAGATAACCTTTCCTAGTCATAATGTAGATCTTAGCATCGCTTACAGCATTACCTCGCAAACCATTTTGCCCTTCTGTAAACTTATCTAAATATTCTTGTAAGTGTCTTACGTACACTAGATATTGCCTTTGTTTCTATGCTCTTCAATAAAATTTTTACCCGCATCTCTAAGCACGCGATTATCTTTCTTCAACTGCTCACACATATCTTGATAGTATACTGCTCTTTCTCTTAAATACTTAACTTCTTTTCTCAAGTCAGCATTAAGGTTTTGATGCTCTACATTGATCTTTAACAAGTCATGTATTCTTTCTTTTAATTCTTCACTCATGCTT